AGTGGTAAGTGGGAAAGACCTGATAATATTTTAAACAACTGGCGTGTAACAAAGACATGTCTAAGGTTGGGTAGTAAGGTTATCGGTAAGTGTATGATGGGCTCTACGTCTAACGCACTAGACAAGGGTGGTAGAAACTTTAAGAGTCTGTATGAGGACTCGTTTCCATCTAATCGTAATGCAAACGGACAGACTAAGAGTGGGCTATACTGTTTGTTTATACCTATGGAATGGAACTTTGAGGGATACATTGACAGGCATGGTATGCCTATATTTAAAACACCCCCCAAACCTGTTATAGGTATAGATGGGGAAGACATTACTATAGGAGCAATAGACTACTGGGAGAATGAGGTTAACTCACTAACACAAGACCCTGATGCACTTAATGAGTTCTATAGACAGTTTCCCCGAACAGAGTCTCACGCCTTTAGGGATGAGAGTAAGCAGTCTATATTTAACCTAACAAAGATATATCAGCAGGTAGACTACAACGACTCTCTAATGATTGACCACCATATTACTAGGGGTTCGTTTCATTGGAAGGATGGTATAAAGGATACGAAGGTTGTGTGGGCACCCAACAAGGACGGAAGGTTCTTAGTAAGCTGGACACCCCCTCCTAACCTTCAGAATAGTGTAGTTATCGAGAGGGGTATTAAGAAGCCAGGGAACGAAGACATCGGATCATTTGGCTGTGACTCCTATGACATATCAGGAGTCGTGGTTGGTAAAGGTTCTAATGGTGCGTTGCATGGGTTGACCAAGTTTAATATGCAGGAGGCCCCAAGTAATGAGTTCTTTTTAGAGTACATTGCAAGACCACAAACAGCAGAGATATTTTTTGAAGAGGTTCTTATGGCGTGTATATTTTACGGTATGCCTATCTTGTGCGAGAATAATAAACCAAGACTACTATACCACTTTAAGAATAGAGGATACAGGGGGTACTCACTGAATAGACCTGACAAGACTTATATAAAGCTGTCTAAGACAGAAAGAGAGTTGGGAGGCATACCTAATACATCTGAGGATGTTAAGCAGTCTCACGCCTCCGCTATTGAATCATATATAGAAAAGTATGTGGGCATTGATTTTAATGGTACGTATAGGGATGAAGGAGATATGGGAACAATGTTTTTTGGTAAGACACTGGAGGACTGGGCTAAGTTTGATATAAGCAATAGGACTAAGTTTGATGCGGCTATAAGTTCTGGATTAGCTATAATGGCTAACCAAAAGCATATGTACACTCCTACTAAAGAGAAATCGAAAATAAGTATTAACTTTGCTAAATACAATAACACCAGCAATAAAAGTCAAATAATTAGATGAAAGACGTTAATATAAATATAAATTCTGCTGCGTTCCCTGATCAATTTGTAAGTGACAAGCAGAAAGCTACAGATGAGTTTGGGTTACAGGTAGGTCAGGCTATACAATACGAGTGGTTTAGAAAAGACGGTAATGGTTGTAGGTTCTATAGCCAGTGGGCAGAGTTTCACAGGCTAAGACTGTATGCACGTGGAGAACAATCCGTTGCTAAGTATAAGAATGAGTTAGCGGTAGACGGTGACCTTTCATACCTAAACTTAGATTGGACACCTATTCCTATCATACCAAAGTTTGTAGATATTGTTGTTAACGGAATGTCTGACAGGCTATTTAAAATAAACTGTATTGCCATGGATGCTATGTCGGCAGAGAAGCGTAACGAGTTTCAACGTATGGTTGAGGTTAACGTGGTGGCTAAAAATTTATTTAAGCAGGTTGAAAAAGACTTTCAGGTTCAAATGTTTCAGGTAGACCCTGAAACTTTACCCACAAACGATACCGAGATGGAGTTGTATATGCAGCTTAACTACAAGCCAGGTATTGAGATAGCAAACGAGATTGCTATAAACACCATGCTTGAAGAGAACCATTACTCCGACACGAGGAAAAGAGTTGACTATGATATTACTACGTTAGGTATAGGTATAACAAAGCATGAGTTTCAACAGGGTGATGGTATTAGGGTAGAATATGTAGACCCTGCAAACGTTGTGTATAGTTATACAGAGGACCCATACTTTAAGGACTCATTCTATTGGGGTGAGATTAAAACTGTTCCTATAGGGGAGGTTGTTAAAATAGACCCAGACATTACACTAGATCAATTAGAAGAAATATCCAAGTACAGTCAGTCATGGTATGACTACTATAACGTTGCGGCCATGTACGAGAACAGTATGTTCTCTAGAGACACTGTTACATTGATGTACTTTAATTATAAGTCAACAAATAGTTTTGTATATAAAAAGAAGAAGACAGGCGAGGGCACGTATAAGACTGTAGAAAAAGATGATGAGTTTAATCCACCACAGGAGATGATGGATGAGGGCGAGTTTGAAAGGGTAGAAAAAAGAATAGACGTTTGGTACGAGGGTGTTATGGTTATGGGTACAAACATAATCCTTAAGTGGAATATGATGGAGAACATGGTCCGACCTAACTCTGCTAACCAATATGCAATGCCTAACTATGTGGCGTGTGCACCAAGGATGTACAAGGGGGTACTAGAGTCTTTAGTGAGACGCATGATCCCTTTTGCAGACCTTATACAAATAAGTCACTTAAAGATACAACAAGTTGTATCTAAGGTAGTTCCTGACGGTGTGTTTATAGATGCTGACGGATTAAACGAGGTAGACCTTGGTACAGGGGCTGCATACAATCCTGAAGACGCTTTAAGATTATACTTCCAAACAGGTAGTGTTATCGGTAGGAGCTTCACGCAGGACGGGGAGTATAATAATGCAAGGGTTCCAATTACACAGCTTACATCTAGCAGTGGGCAGAGTAAGATGCAGATGCTTATAGGTAACTATAACCACTACCTAGACATGATAAGACAGGTGACTGGACTGAATGAGGCTAGGGACGGGTCAATGCCTGACCCTAATTCATTGGTTGGGGTACAGAAACTTGCCGCATTAAACTCTAACGTAGCTACAAGACATATACTAAACGCAAGTTTATATATAACTAAGACTTTAGCTGAGTGCTTATCTATAAGGACGGCAGATGTTTTAGAGTACGCAGATTTTAGAGATGAGTTTGCTATGCAGATAGGTAAGTATAACCTAGGTATACTAGAGGATATTAAAAACCTATACATATATGACTTTGGTATATTTATAGAGATGAGTCCTGATGAGGAAGAGAAGGCACAGCTTGAGCAGAATATACAGATGTCATTACAGAACGGTGGTATTGACCTAGAGGACGCTATTGATATAAGGACTATTAACAACCTTAAGATGGCTAACCAGCTACTAAAAGTTAAGCGTAAGCAGACACAGGCAGAACGTCAACAGCAGGAGCAGCAGAAACAGGAACAGATTGGTCAGCAACAGATGCAACTGCAACAGCAAGCGGCACAGGCTGCGATGCAAAAATCTCAAATGGAGACGCAGGCTAAGATTCAAATAAAACAAGCTGAGATTGCTTTTGATATTGAGAAACAGAAAAACGAGGCAGACCTTAAGCGTCAGTTAATGGATGTAGAGTTTAACTACGCTATGCAGATGGCAGGCTTACAACAGTCTCAAGTAGACTCAAGAGAAACACAAAGAGAGGACGCTAAGTCTGATCGTATAAGCAAGGGTAATACTCAGCAGTCTAAGATGATTGAACAGCGTAAGCGTAACCTACCCGCAATAAACTTTGAATCGAATGAGGATAGTTTAGATGGGTTTGACCTCGCAGAATTTAACCCTAGATAGGCTTAAATAAATAAATAAATAAGTATTAACTTTGTAAAAATTAAATCTAATGGAAGAAAACAAATTTACTGTACGTGAAGTTACAGGTACCGAGAAGTCGGCAGTAGAAGTTGAGGAGCAGTTACTAAAGGAGCACGAAGAAAAGTTCGAGGACTCCACTAACACTGAGCCTGAAGTTGATAGGGTAGAGATACCAACAGAAGAAACTCCTGCACCAGAGTTAAATGATGCAGACATTCTTTCTTATATTAAGAATAGGTACGATAAAGATATCGACTCTGTAGACCAGTTGTTTGAAACACAAGAATCAAACGAGGAATTACCTGAGGATGTATCTGCGTACTTTAAGTACAAAAAAGATACTGGTCGTGGTATCGAGGACTTTGTGAAGACACAGAGAGACTATGATAGCATGGACAGTAACACACTGTTGTCTCAGTATTATGCTCACACCGAAGAAGGTTTGGATAGTGAGGATATAAAGGACTTAATGGAGGACAGGTTTGGTTACGATACGGAACTAGATGAGGAGTCAGACATTAAGAAGATTGAGAGGGCAAAGAAAAGAGAACTTGTAAAAGCTAAAAAGTTTTTCAATGAGCAGAAGGATAAGTATAAAATTCCTCTTGAGTCAAGTGGGGGTGGATTATCTGACAGTGAAAATGAAGACTTGAGTAGCTATAAAAGTTATATAGAGGAATCTAACACTGCGAAAGAAGCACAGAAGAAGAGGTACGATTATTTTCTGAATAAGACCGATGAGGTCTTTAACGATGAGTTCAAAGGTTTTGAGTTCAATGTCGGAGAGAAAAATTTCACTTTCAAACCTGGTGATGCGAATGAGTTAAAGAGTAAGCAGTCTGATGTAAACAACTTCATAAATAAGTTTATGGATAGTGACTCAGGCCTTATGAATGACGCTCAGGGATATCATAGAGCCTTATCGGTTGCTATGAATCTTGACAAGTTTGCTGAATTCTTTTACAACCAGGGTATGACTGACACTGTAGATAATGTTTCTAAAAAATCAAAGAACATTAATATGGAAGTAAGGAACACCCCACAGAATTTCAGTAAAGACGGATTGAAGATTAGAACCGTAGGCGACACGAGCAGTGGTAAGGGACTCAAAATTAGGAGTATTAAAAAATTATAAACTATTAAAAAATTTAAAAAATGGCAGTAAATGCAACACCAGGATTTGATTTGCAACCTAGTGCTCAACAGGTAGCACTTGCATCAAATTACATTACTAACTTCGACTTCTTGAACCAGTATCTTCCAGATACATACGAGAAAGAATTCGAGCGTTATGGAAACAGAACAGTAGCATCATTCTTACGAATGGTTGGTGCTGAGATGCCTTCTAACTCAGACCTTATCAAATGGGCAGAGCAGGGGCGATTACACACAAAGTACACAGGATGTACTTCAGCTTCAGGAGCAGGAGTAGCTGTAGCAGTAATTACTATTCCAGTTGGTCAAGTAAACCCAGGAGTACCAGCTTCAAGTGCACCAGCTAACGGTTTTCAAGCAATTAGAGTAGGTCAGACTATTATGATTTCTGATTCTACAGCAGGTTCAACACTTCAGAATAAAGCAATTGTTACAGCGTCTACTTCTACTTTAGGTGGTGGTGGTGACCACGAGATTACTGTAGCTTACTATGAGGCTACAGGTCAAGCAATGGCAACACTTGTAGCTTGTGACATCTTTATCTACGGTTCTGAATTTAAGAAAGGACAACTTGGGATGGTAGGTTCTTTAGAGGCTCAAGATTTTATCTTTGAGAACTCTCCAATCATCATCAAGGATACTTACGAGGTAAGTGGTTCTGACATGGCGCAGATTGGATGGGTAGAGATTGCTACTGAGAACGGAGGGACAGGATACCTATGGTACCTTAAGTCTGAGCATGAGACTCGTCTACGTTTTGAGGACTACTTAGAGACAGCAATGGTTGAAGCAGTTCCAGCTGAGGCAGGTTCAGGTGCTATTGCTACTACAGGTCCAGAAGGAAACAAAGGTTCAGAGGGTATCTTCTATGTTGTAAACAACAGAGGAAACGTTTGGTCTGGAGGTAACCCAGTTGCTCTTGCAGGATTCGATAGCGTTATCCAACGTTTAGATAAGCAAGGTTCTATTGAGGAGAACGTAATCTTTGTAAACAGAGATTTCTCTTTCGATATTGATGATATGTTAGCGGCACAAAACTCTTACGGAGCAGGTGGTACGTCTTACGGATTATTTGATAACGATAAGGACATGGCTCTTAACTTAGGTTTCACAGGATTCCGTAGAGGTTATGACTTCTACAAGTCTGATTGGAAATACTTAAATGACCCAACAATGCGTGGTGGTTTAACAGGTGGTAAAATTAGCGGACTTATGGTTCCTGCTGGTTCTACAACTGTATACGACCAAATCTTAGGGAAGAACGCAAAGCGTCCATTCTTACATGTACGTTACCGAGCTTCTGAAACTGAAGATAGACGTTACAAAACTTGGATTACTGGTTCAGCTGGTGGTGCAAGAACATCTTCTTTAGATGCAATGACGGTAAACTTCTTGTCTGAAAGAGCTGTATGTACTTTAGGTGCAAACAACTTCTTCTTGTTTCAAGATTAGTAACCAATAATATAGGGGGGACTAACCTCCCCCCTTTTTTTTAATTTTAATTAAATTATATATAATGAAAAAAGTAAACAAAACAGTATCTAAAAGCTATAGACTATTATCTGATATAGCTCCATTATCATTTATGTTAAGCTCACACCATAACCACCGTACATCACTACTTTATTTTGATGAGGAAAAAGGTGTTAACAGGCCTCTTCGTTACGCAAGAAACCAAAGGAGTCCGTTCGAGGATGAGCAGGATGGTAACGCTATACTAGAACCTATTATTTTTGAGGATGGGTTCCTACATGTCCAAAGAGAAAATCAAGTACTCCAACAATTTTTATCTTACCACCCAGGTAGCGGTAATATATTCGGAGAGATTAATGAGGCTAAGGATGCTGCAGAAGAATTGGATTTAGAGATGCTTATATTAGACGCTCAGTTGTTAGCTAGAGATATGAGCCTATCAACCTTAGAGACAGTATCACGAGTACTTATAGGTACAGGTGCTGACACTAAGAGCACTGCAGAATTGAAAAGGGATGTGTTAGTATATTCTCGTAACTATCCTGAGGACTTTATTGATATACTAAACGACCCGTCACTACAGATGTATGATGATGTTGTTCAAATTTTTGGTAGTAATCTATTATCACTAAGGAATAAGAACAGGGATGTATACTTTAACCTTAAGGATAATAAGACTAAGATACTTACAGTACCTTACGGAGAGAATCCTAATGACATTATGTCCTCATACTTTCAAACAGATGAAGGTGTAGAGACGTATAAATTATTAAAGCAAATGCTAAAAAAAAAATAAATAGTATTCATAAACTATATGAAGGGCACCTTGAATAGGGTGCCTTTTTTTGTTTATCTTTGTATCTTATTAATCATAAATTATTTTTATTATGGAAAAATTTTTAAGCATACCTGTAACTTCACAAGGAAACCAGTTAGTTCCTGTTACAGATTTAAAACTAATTGAAGCGGCAACGGTTACTACTTCTACACTAACATACGGTAGCGGAAAGGTGACTACAATTACTCATGCAACAGTAGGTGCAGCGTCAGCAACAAACTCAGGGACACAGTTCAGAAGATGGCTACAACAAAATGCTACAGAAGCATTGGCTACGTCTTGGACTAACGCTTCCTATGAGGCTATACCTGAGTATGCAGTTTCAGATATCACTATAGCATAACATTATTATTAACACATAAATTATTTTTATTATGGAAAAATTTCTAAGTATCCCAGTATTAGATGGTCATGGGACAAATAGTCAAGATCAACTGGTATCAGTTACAGGAATCCTAAGCATAGGACAGCCTACTACATCTAGTGCTACTATTAATTACATTGGAGGAAAGGTGGTTACCTTACAGTGGCCAAATCAATTTCCTTCTCCAATTCTTAAGGAGGCAATTCAGACAGCCTCTATGAACGCATTAAAATCAGGATGGACTTCGGTTTCCGACTACTACGCTCCGAAAGGAATGGTGGCTGGGGCAGCAGTAAACTCTAGTACAGAGCCTAACTCATTCTTAAATACTAACCCGCTTACATCAATTGTAATAGCTTAATTATGAACACTAACATGGAAAAATTTATAAACTTTAAACAACTTGATGTTGTTAAGACGGGAACATCTACAGCAAATGGTGATGCTTCTTTAACATTAACCGATAGTGCTGCGGTTTTTACACAGCTTGTATTGCCTCATGCTATTGTATGGGATAGAACTACAGACAGAAAGTACCTTGTAACAGCAGTAACTTCAGACACAGTTTTGGCTCTTGAGTCTATAGGTGTGGATACTGGTACAGGTATCCCAGATGCAACTGCTTACTTTATCTATATGCCAGAGTATACTGTGAGACAAGCAGGGACTGCTGACGGAACAGGAAGTTTTCAGTTGATTGATACTGGGGTAGACTTTGTAACTGCTGGTGTAAAGGTAGGGGACTATGCTTTAGATATAACAGCGGCTGTAACAGCTAAGGTAACTGCGGTGACGCCTACTATCTTAACGGTAGACACAGACACATTTTTAGGTGGAGATGCCTACTTAGTGTACAGCGAGGGTGCTAATGACCTTGACGTTATAATGAGGTCTGCTGACGTTGCTGACGTTTCAAATGCTGCAACAGATTCTTCTATTGTCAACGTTACCTATGAGTCATCAGTGTCATCAGTGGTAAAGATTGATTACGCATACTCTTCTACTGTTGGAAGTAATTCTGATATGAGGGGTGCTGTTCAAGATGCTATAGTAGAATCACTAGAGACTGCATGGCCAAATGTAACATATGACTTTCCAGGACTTTTAAACCCTGCCGTTGCTGTTACTAATGCAACCTGGCTTGGTGGAAGAAATTATTTCTTCTTACGGATACAGAAAGTATAACTAAAAAAAATATAAAATTATAAAAAAATGGAAAAATTTATCAAGGTTACAAATGCTCCTATCACTAATCAATTGATTAGTCTTAACGGAATAAAATCAATCGCTACAGCAAATGCAACAGCAACTACTGTTGTTGTTAAGTACGTGGACGGAACTGCTACTACGGTAACAACTGCTGTTCAGGTTGCTCATGATGTGTACACATCTATACTAGATGCTGCTGCGGAAGCGTTATCTACAAGCTGGACAAAACCAATGTACTCTCTTGCTTTACCTAAGGCTGTGACAAGCATTTTAAATGCTTAACTAACTTAGCGTCACACTTAAGAACTAGAGGTCTACTAAAAAAGTAGGCCTCTTTTTTTTTGTTATCTTTGTAGCAAATGTTTATGTAATATGTCAGCATCAATAAATGAAGTAAGAAATACTGTATTAGCTATAGCGAATAAAAATAACTACGGATATATATCACCACAAGATTTTAACCTTTACGCACAGCAGGCTCAGATGGATATGTTTGAGGACTACTTCTATTCGTACAACAACTGGATACAGAGGCAGAACGCCCGTCAATCAGGTACAGGATATGCGGATATAGAGAAGGGACTGGTTGAGGTAATAGATAGTTTTTCTACACAGGTTTTTTTAGCACAGGCTAACGCTAATACGTTCTCACTACCAAGTGACTACTACCTTGTTAATAAATTATTTTATTATTCCACACCTTTATTTACGGGGAGTATAACTGGTACTGCTACAGGTAATACTGTTACAGACTTTTCTAAGGTTGCTTTATGGACAAACATTCCAAACTCAAACCCAACACCACCAATAGGTAGTATTATAGTTAACACAACCACACTACAGGAGGCGTATATAACAAGAGTGGATGCACCTAACACAGGTACAATATCCGTTAGTTCCGCAATATTTTCTATAGGTGACGAGTATGTTATTTATTCAGATACAAAAATTAGGGAGGTAGAAAGAGTTAACCAAAGTAAAATATTTTTACTAACTAACTCAATGTTAACAGCACCTACAAAGACATACCCTGCGTATGTATTAGACGGTAACACTATCACAGTATACCCTACAACAATAACAAACGCAGGTGCAATAAGATCACAGTACATAAGATACCCCTTTGCTCCTAAGTGGACATTTATAGATGTCGGTGTAGGTGAGCCAATCTTTAATGCAACACAGCCTGACTTCCAAGACTTTGAGTTACCTGACTCTGATGAGCCTACGCTTATTGCAAAGATATGTCAGTACGTTGGTATAGAGATTAGAGAAGCTGACGTATATAATTTCGGAAAGGCTGAAGAGAATAGTGACACACAAGAAACAAGTTAGATATGGCATATATTACAGACTATCAATACTACGAGAACGGACAGACCGTTCCAACAGATGCTAACTGGGGTTCGTACCAATACGTTACCTTAGAGGATATTGTAAACAACTTTATGTTAATGCATCAGGGTAACAATGAAATTATAAACAACATAAACAGATACCAAGTTTTATTTCACGCAAAGAGAGGGATACAGGAGTTGAACTACGATGCGATGAAGGAGGTAAAGATATTGGAGCTTCAGGTATGTGACCAGCTACGATTTGTTTTACCTCAAGACTATGTAAATTGGGTTAGAATATCTAAGGAGGAGAACGGTATGTTGTTCCCGATGACTGAGAATATTCAGACAAACTGGAGTGGGGCGTACCTACAGGATAATGACTGTCAAATACTTTTTGATATAGACGGAAACGTACTAAAGCCTGACAACTCATTCTTTGACAGACAGAGGTTAGATGGTCAGCAGAAGAATATGTATCTAGGAGATGGACCATATAACGGTCAAGAGGGTTACAATATAGATGGTAACTGGTACTTTGATTACAACATAGGTGCTAGGTTTGGTTTAAACACAGAGACAGCGAACGTTAACCCCACCTTCAGTATTAATAAGAAGGGTGGTGTAATTAACTTTACGTCAGGTATGTCAGGAAAACTTGTGGTTTTAGAATATATCTCTGACGGACTAGAGTCGGGAGATGATTCTAGCGTAAGTGTTAATAAGTTATTCGAGGCATTTATATATGCTTACATAAAATACTCTATATTGAACGGTCGTTATGGTGTACAGGAGTACGTTATAAACAGGGCAAGAAAAGATAAGTCATCACTTCTTCGTAATGCAAAGCTAAGGCTAAGTAACATTCACCCTGGTAGACTACTACAAAACATGAGAGGGCAAAACAAATTAATTAAATAGGATGGCTCAAACAAGAACAGACTTTATAGCAGGTAAGATGAACAAGAGCGTTGATGAACGTTTAGTTCCACCTGGACAATATATAGATGCACTTAATGTTAGGCTTGGTTCAACGGAGGGTACAGAGATAGGTGCGGTAGAAAACTCTAAGGGTAACTCTAAGTTGACTCAGCTAGAGTACGCAGGTGCTCCTTTAACAGGAGAGGTCAGAACTATAGGTTGTTTTGAGGATGGTATCAATGAGACTATATATTGGTTTATTCATAACGAAAACAATCCTCTCTCTACAATTACAGGGGTAGTGGATATGATTGTTTCCTTTAATACCAATACCAATACACTTACATATCATGTAGTTACGGTTTCTTTACTTAACTTTAGTTTCTCAAACTTAATTACAGGGGTATCAAAAATTGAGAACCTATTATTTTTTACCGATGACTTAAACCCTCCAAGGTTAATAAATGTAAAAAGAAATTACGCACAACCCATTGGTATTAATGACCAAATTGAGGAGGAGGATATTGGTGTAATTGTTAAGCCTCCAGGGTTTGAGGACTACGATACAGTAGCCCCTCTTGGGACACCTCATATAGAATTTTTAAGTATACCTGGTGAAGAAAATTATATGGACACTAGGTTCTTATCGTTTGCTTACAGGTATAGATACGAAGACGGTGAGTATAGTGCAACGTCTTTATTTTCAACCCCTGCTTTTCAGCCTCTATCATTTCAATTAAGTTTACAAAACTATTGGAACGAGGGTATGCAGAACTTGTATAACGCATGTAATATTACTTTCTCTACAGGAAGTAGTCGTGTAAAAGAAATAGACCTTCTATATAAGCAGTCTACGTCTAATGTTATATATGTAATTAAAAGATATGTTAAAGATCAATATGGTTGGGGTGATAATAACTTTCAAACTACTCAGTTTTCTAACAGCGAGATATACACAACTCTTGGCTCTGATGAACTGCTAAGACTTTATGATAATGTACCTAGGCTAGCTAAGGCTCAAACTATTCAAGGAAACCGTCTCATGTACGGAAACTATGTTGACGGATATGATATAACTAGCACCGAGGGTGGTACAGATATTTTCATAGACTATAGATTAAAAGGAATCAGCAGGGAGATAGGTGGTGTGGACTTAGGAAACTTAAGCCCACAGAACCCTACAATATCTACGGGGACTTATAATATAGACCCTGTAAATTTAAACAAATCAGTAAATGGTTCTGTATTAAATTGGGATTTAAGTGGACTTATACCTACTGGATCTACAAACATAACAGCAGGAACTACTATAAATTTTACTTTTCAAATAGAACAGATTATTAGTCCAGATTGTACATCAATAGGTACAAATTCTGAGTGTAGTAATACTTCACTTCAGTCACCATCACCCTTTGATATATCTATATCTTTTACTTGTCAACAACCATATCCCAGTGTAGATGACTTACTAAGTGACACATTATTTATAAGTAGGTTTGGACAGAGTGTGGTTCAAAATGCTAGCACATCTCCTCCACCTCAAGGACTATACCCTTGTGATAATAGTGGGGCGGGAGGTACGTTGAGTGATAAATTTTATTTAGCTGCAGAAAGCCCAATGGCTGGTTCAGAGTTGCAATTAGTTTACGGTAGTGTTAACAACGAATGCTCAACGGCTAGTATGGATACAAACCCATTCCCAACCGTATGTGGCACAACTGTATTAAATTTTGGTACTACTGACGGGGCTAGTACAGGTGAGTTAACAAACACTTCGTTTGACTTTAGTACTCTTACAGGTATAAGTGTTGGTGACATTGTTACAGACACGACAACAGGAGAGCAAGCTACAATAACTGCTATACCAGGTGCAGGAGGTAACAATACTATTGCGATAACTAACTTGAACGGTGGAATAACAACGCTACAAGAAAGTGGTACGTCTTATGAAATTACACCCGCAGATGCTACCACACCATTTTGTCTACCTGATGGTTTTGAATATAACCATACTCCTGGTGCAAGTACATTTACTTTACAGGTACCTGCAACACAATACTTTTTTGCAGACGGTACAGCAAGTAATAACACAGCAACAGCGTTTAGATATTATAATTTTAGAGCTTTTAACTGCACAGCGTTCTTTACGCTTCAACCATACTCAGGGAGCTTACACTCTAATAGAGACTATGAGGTAGGCGTGGTATATATGGATGAGTATGGCAGGGCTTCTACTGTGCTTACAAGTGCTAATAACACGTTGTTTTTTGGTGCAGCAACATCCGTAAATAGAAATCAAATACAGGTTACCCTTTCTAATATACCTCCTTATTGGGCAAAGAAGTATAAGTTTGTAGTGAAGCCAAGTCAAGGTACATACGAAACTATATATTCTAACACATTTTTTAGACCTAACGGTTCAGCTACAGAAACTTCAGGGCTACCTATTTTAACTAATGACCCTAGTCAAGTATGGTTTAAGTTAGAGGGACAAAACAGTAACATACTACAGATAGGAGATGAACTTACGGTTAAGCAAGATAGTGATGGACCCGTATTAAATCAACCTACTTCTGTAGTGTTAGATATACAAGCGTTCTCAGGTAAAGGAATAACATCTATATCTTTAGCTGGTTTGTATATGAAACTAAGGCCTGATGGTTGGGTGGCTAATGTTCCTGATGATGCATACTACTTTTATGGAACTAATTCAGAGATTAGATATCTAAATGATGGTAATAGTTATATTCCTCAGCTTATTTGGCAAGGTGGTGATGCTATAGCTTATGGGGGCTTAAATTCTTACCCATTAAATGATGTTAATAACGTTCCTTACAGTATACCTGTAGGATCATCTATAACAATTAAGATATCTGTTTGGAGGGGTGGTAACAAGTGTAGACGAAGACTTACGTACTCTAGAACATTTGTCTCTTCAGCAGACTATGCTAATTTTCATGCATGGGCCATAGGTGATGACTTGGAATCAAGAATATATACCCCATACGATAACGAGGATACAATTGGGGTATCGGAAAATGATGGGTTATCTCTTACTTTTATTCCTAATTTAGTAACAACTCAAGTTCCTACGAGTACAGATCTACAAGCCTTAACTGTAGCTCCATCCCCTTGGGATAATTTTTCTTTAAATATACCTCCCACACCTAATCTTCAGGTTTCTTTACGGATATGTACTAACGCTACTGGTGGTTTATTTATGGCCTTAAGTGCTGGTATTGGTGATTGTGCAGAGTTTAATTTTGGAGATACAGGATTGTTTTTTCCTCACGCATCGTTAACAATAGAGGTTAGAAGAGTTACGGGTACATTTGTTTTTGAAACAAAACCTCAAGAGGCAGACCCTAACTTATTTTATGATGCCTCAGATTTATTAGAAATAGAACCTGAATTACCTGGTACTCAAGCGTTTCATAAAGCTAAAAGAAATTTTAACCCACTAGATGAGGCTTATAATCTGCCTGATGGAGACCAAGACCAGTCATCAACGGTGGCTTTAGTTACAACGCTAGACGCTCAAAACTGTTACACCTTTTCTAATGGTGTAGAGAGCTACAAGATATACGACAGCCCTGCAGGTAAATCATTTAATTTAGGGGAGAGAACAATGGCTGTATCTAACCAAGACTTTAAGGAGGCAGATAGGTTTGCAAGTGTAACATATAGCGGTGTGTTTAGAGAGAACGCTAACATTAATAACCTAAATGAATTTAATTTAGGTTTAGTTAACTATAGAGACTATGAGACAATTTTTGGTCCTATACAGTTAATGCACGCTAGGCGTACAGATGTCTTAACATTACAGGAGGATAGGATAACATATATCATGGTGGACAAAGATATTATTAGTGATGCCGTTGGCGGTGGTGCTATTGTTTCTACACCACAAGTATTAGGAAAGCAGATTGCTAGAATTGAGGAGTATGGTATTAGTTTTAACCCAGAGAGTTTTGTGGCTTGGGGTTCTGATATGTTCTTTACAGACGTTAAGCGTGGTGCTGTTATAAACCTTAAAGGGGCTAGTCAAGGATCAGACCAACTACAAGTAATTTCTAGGTTTGGTATGAACTCATGGTTTAGAGACTCGTTTAACACGCAGCTTACCACGCAAAAACTAGGGGCGTATGATCCTTACATGGATGAATATGTTTTAGGGACTAACTTGATAAAGGTGCCTGTGCCTTTAAATCTTGTACCTTGTGGTCAGCAAGGACAACATGACAGGTCTTCTCAGATTATAAGTTATGATGTAGACTTAGGAAACGTTATTGGTCAGGTAGATGTAGTATACGGTGTAACGTTAGGCTCTGTAGATATAACTGTTACATGGAACGGAAACGTTTCATCGGTTACAGCTAATACGGCAGGAACCTTAAGTTTTCAAAAAACTTTAAATACTCCAACTTTATGTTCTATATTAATTACACCTAGCGAGCCTTCAAGCTATACTATAAATGTAAATTGTCCTGAAGAAAAAGAGGTAAGGGTAATTCAGGTAGTAAGAAATAGTCCAAACTATGCCTCACAGTCTATACACACAAACTACAGTTGGACAAACGGAAATATAACAAGCCCATCTACAGGGTTTTCTTCTGCCAACTTAGTACTTCTTCAGCCTTCAGAGTATGAAGAGAGTATAGGAGTCAGATCTGTGGGAGTTTTCCCTTATTCAGGGACAGACATAACGCTTAGAACAGAAAAATACGGTAGTGATGATTTTGATTTTAATCCTACGTATCACACGTTTAGAATACTATCATCTAATACACTGTATAATAATAATACAGCAGAGGTAAATTCTTTAATAGCAGCGAGTTCTATAATAGCACCTGTAAGTAATCCTTCTACGGGAGTAAATCAAGCAACAGCTACTAGCTTTAGTATGCCTGACGCTAACCTATACCTATACCTTATATGGGACTTTACTCAGATAACAAAACAGGAGGTATGTTTTTGTACAGCTCCATCTAGTATAGAAGAAGTTTGCTGCACGTGTACAGGTATATGTAAGAATGTATTTATAGGTCCAAATACAGCGTCTATAGACCAAGCCTGTACTACAGATGTAGACTCACCTCAGGTAGGAAGTAATAATGTTTCATTCCTTGGTAATGGATCTATACCAACTATTGGAGATATTATCTACAATAGTAATAACTGTGGCCTACCTGTACGAACAGGGGGATTCTATATAGTAAGTGCAGTATCGCCTTCTATACTACCTAAAACTTATGTTGAAATTAATAATTCAGGGATAGTAATATCATCAGGAACATGTTAAATAATAAATAAAATATGGCTTGTAATAATCAACAAACAATTTTTTGGGAGGGATTAACATTTGGTTCGGCTTCTCAAATATTTACAGACTCAGCTCTTACCTCAGTTGCCTCCGATGGTTTCTATTCATTTGGGGGGACCGTAAGACAAATGCTGAACGGAAACTTATTAGCACCACAGTCATGTGCCCCTTGTAATATCCCTTGTGGTAATCCTAAAAACAATACTATAACAGGAGGAGGTTTAGGAAGGGGTACTTATCAATTTAATATAGATGTAGGAACTAACACAGGTGCGGTAATAATAAAAATGAACCCACAAGTAAACCCTTCTAGATTAATTTGGTCCTACGATGGTATAACTTCTTCTGAGTATAGCAGCAGCACTTGGGGATATGCTCAAGGAATAATCGGGCAGTACGACTCACCTGTTATAAATGGGGGGAGTGTTACATGTGACGGTAATACGGTGAGTAATAATAATGGAAGTAATAGTCAAATATTTTCTGGGTTTTCGTTTTCTTTTGATTTTTCAACTCAATCATTTGTATCTCCTATACTACCTGTACAAGTAAATCTAGGGCCTTACAACCCAAGCGATGTAAATTTAGTTCCAGGTATTCCAAATGAATACACTATGGTTATACCAAAACCAAATGCGACACCAAGCATAGTTTCCATAACAATAGAAACTATATGTGATTCTTCAAATTGGATTGTGGGAACTAACTGCCCTCAGCCACTTTTATCTTCTCCATTAGGAGTAACTAGGTGTGCACTATATACTACCACAGTGTATTCAGCGTCTTCATTTATGGATTCAGGATATTCAAGTTTAATTGAAATTAATGATTTTGTGTTTACAGATGTTAATGGTGTTAACCCTTTAGCTGCTGGAGTATACTACGTATTTACAAGTGGAATAGACCAAATAATGACGGTATCATCGGATGGTGTAGTAACTAACCTAGTTGCATGCACACCTTAATATAAAAAAAATGTCAGATAGAAATAAAGAATATACAGTAACATACAGTGAGCAGGCAAAGGGGTGGCCTTCGTTTTACTCATATCTTCCTGACTACATGACGGGTATGAATGGGTTTTTCTATACGTGGAATGGGGGTAACCTGTACCGACATAATACGAATTCATTACGTAACAACTACTACGATGTACAGTATAACTCTACGATAACATCAGTGTTTAATACTCAGCCCATGGATATAAAACTTTTTAAGACAATGTCTTACGAGAGTGATGACAGGTGGGAGTGCACATCTTTATTTTCAGACCTAGGTACAGGCTCTATGCTGTCCACATACTTTCAACAAAAGGAGGGAGAGTGGTTTACATTCCTTAGAGAGAATGATGGGAACATAAACTTTAAACAAAGATCAGCGAATGGTATTGGAAACGCAGTAACAGTCATTGGTCCTACAGACGCAGTCGTTGTTACATTTAGTGTAAACATAGATAGTATAATAAGCGTTGGAGATAGGATATACTGGCAGAGTACTACTGCACCTACACCTACTGTAGAATTTGCAGGCGTGGTTATAAACGTGGTGAACCAAAGCACTACGTCAGTGGCGGGAGTGGTAACCCCCTCCTCTATTACGATAGACACTATAGGACCTTACCCTGCGGCTAACCCTGACACCACTATCCCATTCCCAGGATTGGTTCCATCTGCATCGGACTTTATATTCTTTATAAAGAACGCTGTAGCAGAGTCACATGGTGCACGTGGATACTACTTAAACTTTACATTGAAGAACACTAATACTGCGGCTGTTGAATTGTTTGCGGTTGGAGGTAGTGTCATGCAAAGTTTTCCATAGATTTTATTATCTTTGTGGTAATGAACTTAAACATTATACCACTAAAAGAATCAGACTACGACAATATACTGTGTGGTTGGTGGACAGATTGGAGGTGGACACCTCCGTCTAGAGACTTTTTACCTGACAATGGTAAGGGTGGTTTTATAGTTTACGATGGGGATACACCTGTGTGTGCAGGCTTTATGTATGACACAAACTCAAAGGCTGTGTGGTGTGACTGGATAATATCTAACCTACACTATACGAACAGGCAGAGAAGAAAGGATGCCTTGGAGATGTTGGTCAGTAAGATAAGCAACGAGGCAGCCTTGTTAGGTAAGAAATATATCTACGCATTAATTAAGAACCAGCCACTAATAAACACGTACAAAAAAGTAGGTTTTGTTGAGGGCAGTTCTTACACAAAAGAAATGATAAAAAAATTATAATATGGCAGCAATAACATCAGCGGTAGTAGGTATAGCATCAGGAGTAGGAAGTGCGGTAATGGAATTTAATAATGCAAAGGAGCAAAAAGATTTAGCCTCTGAAGCTGACAAGGCGGCAGCAAAATTCATGGCGGATGCTAGAAGAAAGGCTGAGAAGGATATGTACGAGGGGCTAACAATTCCTATGGATGCATACGAGGCACAGTTTGAAAACAATTTAGCTGTACAACAACAACAAACTGAGGCTTTACAAGAGGGTGACGTAAGAGGATTAGCAGCAGGTGTAGGTAAGATAGGTGCAATAGGTGGTGCAAACGCAGAGGCTACACGTATTAAGATGGGTAAAGAAATATCAGCTCTAGAAAGAACTAAGGCTGACTCTAAGGACGCTATAAACCAACAGCTTTTAGAAATGGATGCTGCGGGTGCAAGGGAACAGAACCAACGAAAAAGAGACGCTGAGGCATCTCGTGCAGCTTCTATGACACAGGGTGTGGCAGGTGTTACTCAGGCCTTAGGTTCGGCTGCAGACTTGGTACCATTGTATGGTAAGAATGCGGGAGATAGAAGGGCATCAAAATTAATAGATAAGTTTGGTGATACTTCTGCTCTTCAAGGTAAAAGTAGGGGTGAGCAAATGGATTTGTTTTCAGGGCTTACTAAAGACCAATATAAATCATATATAGATAAAGACTTTACTACCGATCAATTTGAAATGTTAAGCAATTTTGATTTTAATTCTTTACCGTAAAACTAGATAACAAATGGCAAATCAATTTTCTAAAAAACAAATAGACTTTGATGTTTACGAGAGAGCAAACCCTGAGTCACAGGTAGATTGGTCTCAGGCGGCTAAAGACATTACTGATAAATTTGAAACCATACGTGACGATAGACAGACACGTAAGGATGATTTACTTAAGTCATACCAAGAACAGCAGGAGGAGTTAAATAATTTAGGTGAATACGACAGCCCCACTACCCAACAGTTAGTGATGAATGCTGGGTCGGACGCAGCAGAAAAAATGACAAACTATAGGGACCTTATGACTCGTGGACTTGTTAAGCCTTCTGACATGAATATGTTTGAACATAATGTAAGCTCAGGTTTTACCCTACTTAAAAAGAATGCACTTGCTTACGACACGTTATTCAAGGAGGTTGCCCTTCGTACTAAGGAAGGAGATAACTCAGCCACTGAGCAGTGGAGGACTACACTTCTTGAAAGCTTTGGTAGACTAGAAAACGCTCAGATACAGACAAACCCAGAGACAGGTGCACTATCGTTTCTTAGAGTTGAGCCACCTTTTAAAACAGATGAGTCTGGTAATAAAGTTAAGAACCCAAACGCAGGACAGCCAGTGGAAGGGGGTAGCATGAGCCTACAGCAGATGACACTGTTAATGAAACAGAAGACTGACAGTATTGATATAGAGAAAAAAATAAAAGCTATAAAAGACAACCTTGGGGACATTGTTCTAGCGAGCACTGGTCAACAAGGACGTAAGGGAACAGTAAGCACCGTAGAGATGAGTAGGTTAGAGACACAGTTCTTTGAGTCTCCTGAAGGAAAAGAATACTTAAGACTTAAGGCAAGTGAGCTGCAGGTTGGTGAAGATGCTGCTACGTTAATAACTCAGACTAACCAAGTAAATTCTAATGGTGAGAATTTTAAACCAGGTACTGAGGATGAGCATAAGAAATGGGAAGAGGATAACAAGGATAAGGGCACTACTACGTTTGATGTTCCTGCCCTTAAAGATAAGTCGGAGGGAGATGCCTTTAGACAGTGGGTTAATAATAACTACGCTCAGTACGCACAGGACAATGACCTAGACCCGTCAGGATCTTTTGATAACGAGTTTATTAATGAGGCATACAGTAAGTACGGTGAGGAGTATGCTCGTGATGTGTTAAAAATTGAGGGTACCACAACAAAAGCTGTCAACCCTGTACTTATTCAAAACTTTGAGAACCAGTCGTATACAACTGACCTTACTCCTGAACAAAGGGGTGTGTCTGATAAGGTCGCTATGGACCAGGTAACGATAGCATTAGACTACAAGGAGAAGGTTGCAGTTAGTTACAGGTCTCCAAACCCTAGAAGTCCTGGTATTCAAAAATGGCAATGGGATGCACAACAAGACGCAAAGCAGTATAGAACATATGCGGAACTTACAGACGCATATGACTTAGCAAAGAAAAGCCTACAAAAGGGATATTCATTAACAGCTGAAGAGGAAACTATACTACAAGAGAGTTTAACAGCATTAGCTGGACAATCTGATAACGCCATGGATATAGAGTTTAATGAGGATGAGGAAGTGTTTGTTATTATAGGTGGTGATAATGCTGGTGAGACAATTAGTTTTAAAGATCCTGATTCTAAAAAATATTTAGCTCAGTATGTTTACGGTACTTCTGAAGGTGGGAAACAAGAGTATGAGTTATATGAAGAAGAAGAGAAAAAATATAATGCAGCCGAGAAAAAAAATAATGCAGCCAAGAAAAACAATAAAGCAGCTCCCAAGAAAAAGAAAAAGAAAAAACTTAACGGGCAAAAAACGTAACTCAAAAATATGAACGAAGAATTTCAACAGCTATACGATTATATTAAGTCTCAGGACATGACGGACTTAAGTGAGCAAGAGTTTTATGATGCTTACAGTAACCCTGAAAGTGCCTCTGAACTTTTTGGGTATATAAGTTCTGAAGACATGACGGACTTAAATGAACAAGAATTTTTCTCTGCATACTTTAGCGGAGGCGTTGAAAAAAAAAGTCCAAATGGTACTTCAGAAGAGGAAGTTACGGAGTCCGTTACAGAAACAGAGACGGTTCCTACTGGCTCATCGGATTCTTCAGGTCAAGGCAGTAGCTTTTCCGCTTCAGATTTTGTAGCTAAGGATACTGCATTTGAACAAGGGTTTCAGTCAGAACCTGAAACCGAACAGGATACAAGTGAGTTCGCAGGTATAATGACAGACAGAGAGTCTGAACAACAGAGAGCATTTAAGGAAGACTTTGACACTAGGGAGTTTACAGAGGAGGAGCAAGTAAGTCGTGACGAACAAGATGTTATACCTTTATCTGATCTTACACCTAGAAAATATACTGACGCTGCGGGAAATGTTTTTGAAGGAAAAAGTATTGATGAGGCAAGGAAGGTAAAGGAAATAGCAGAGAGAGGTAGAGAAGAAGAGAAGCCACTAAGTGCAGAGGAAGCATTAGATAAAAATAATTTTCTTGAGGGCATAGACAGAAACTTTATAGTAGATAATAGTGCTGATGAAATAGCTGAGTCACTAAGAAAAAAATATAGTGACAAAAGTTTTGTGTTTACTACTGATGGAGATATTCTTACAGTAACATCAGAGTATGATAAAAAAGGTATAACACTAGACCTAGGTGTGGGGGAAGTGTTCTCAGACCGAGGAGCATTATCTGATATATCAGATAGAATAAACCCAGGTATTTCAGTGATAGGTAAAATAGCTCGTGGTATAGATTATATCAGTGGAGAGGCTAGTGAACAACGTGACATTCAAGTAGACCTTTTACGTAACTTCCTGTATGATAACCAATCAATTTCAGAGGGTAAGAGTAGTGACGAGGTACTAAGCCTTATGCGTAAGGGTAGGCAGAAGTCTGTTAGCCCTGAAGAGTATAAGAAGTATAGCACAGAAATAGAAACTAAAATAACAAACTTACGGGAGACAGAGAATAGTATTGCTGAATCATTTAACAACTTAAATAAAATAATCCAAGAACAAGGGGGTGGTACACCTGAACAACTTAAGGAGCTTAATTCTATAAGACAAAGTTATATAGACAATAAGAAAAACATTAAGGAAAACTACGAGATACAAAAAGATATAAACAATGCAGTCGGAATAAGTATTGACCAAAATATAAGACGTAAAGAAAAACTCGGAACAACTACTGGTGCCTTGGGTAATAAATTATTAGCAGGTATAGAAAATATACCTAGTGGGCTAGGAACTTATGCGGCTACCTTTGAGTCAGTGAAGGATGATTTAAAAAAAATGTTATCGTCTCAAGTATTAAAAGTTGTTTATGGAGAAGATTCAGAAAAGGCTATTGAAGCTGTAGATCAGTTGTTTAAGTCTAGGGATATTAATAGAAAGGATGCTATAGTAAGGTTCAGGGAAATTGTAAAGGGTTCATTAGTAGATGCTATAGGTTCATCTACAACTAAAGAGTATACAGAGTCCGAGGATAGAGGCACCTTAATGCAGGCAGCTATGGGTGTAACGGAGTCACTTCCCGCTATGGCAATGACAGCAGTAAGTGGTGGTGCTGGATTTGCAGCTATGGCCGCACAGTCTTTTGATGCTGTAGCTGAGGAATGGGTAAACAACCCTGAGTTTGAGAACATGCCACTACGTGACTTGTTTATAGTTGGTGGAGGGATTGGTGTAATACAAGGCCTACTTGAGAGAGCTGGTCTTAGTTCTTTACTAAGCAAAAGCCCTGTAGGTAAGTCGTTTACCAATAAGGTTATGAGTAACGTTATGGGTAAGGTTACTAAGAAGACAACTTCCGCACAGTTTTCAAAATTAATAAGTGCAGAGACTAACAGCCTACTTAAGAATGGTGTTGTTAAAATAGTGGGGGGTATGCTAGTTGAGGGCGAGACGGGTGCCTTACAAGAGGTGTCTGATGTAGTCATAAAAGAAATATATAACTGGAGTAAGGGGGAATCTATTTTCGCTACCCCTGAAACGGGATGGGACTTTTTATTACAGGTAGGTGAGGCATCATTAATGGAAGCCGTTGGTGGCGGAATGATCAAGGGTGCTATGGTTGCACCTCAAATGGTATCTAGGGGTTACGCTGGTATAGGGATGAAGAAGGATATGTTTGATGCACTTCACTTTATGTCAGACTCTCCTGATATGCGTAGCAACATGGCTAAGACTTTGAAGATGGAAATCTTACAAGGAAGGATGACTAAGCAACAGGCTTTAGAGACTATGGAGTCCTTTGAGGTTATGACGGGGGTCATGAATGAAATACCAGGTAGTATAAATAAAAAGGGTGAGGCCTTCGACCTTATACTAGAAAAGAATAGAATAACACAAGAGATACAGGGAAAGTCCCCTGAGTTAGTTGCAAAAGAAACCAACAGAATAAAAGAAATAAACGATGCCCTTATTAACTTAGCTACTCAAACTGAAGTAGTAGAGGAAACTGAAATTACAGAAGCTCCAGTAGCAGAGGAAACTCCACTAGGAGAGGAGGCTTCAAAGGAAGTAGAGAAGGATATTATAAACCAATTCTCTAACCTAAAGGGAGAGCTAGAGTTAGAGAACGCATCTAACTTTAATGAGGCAGGAAAGAAGGCTGCTAGGGGTGAGTCCCTGAATGAGGCAGAGATAGATAATGCTATAGATGAGGGGTACAAGGCCTTAATAAATCTAGAGAATGAGAAGGGTTCAGAGGTAGAAATAATAAAAGAATTAATAGAAGATCAAATACAAATTTTAGAAGGCTATGACAATATCACAACGACTGAGACTAGAACAGTTACCGAAGAACGTACAAGGAAAGTTTCTAAGAAAACTAAAAGAAAGACAGTCCCAAGGAAAGAAAAAAACTTTGTCGGACAAAAAGTAAACTTCACTGACAATAAAGGTGACGGGGCTAGGGGTACTATAACTATATCCGAAGGTCCTGACGGAAGAGAATACTACGTACTAGAGAGTGCAAGTGGGGAGCAGAAGGTTATATTAGGTGACAGGAGTAAGGCTTTTAAAGATGGTGTTGTTAACTTCGATAAGAACAACAACCCTGTTAGTGTAACATTCACTAACAACTCTGGACTGCAGTCTACTATAAAGTCTCCGCAGATAGCTGGAGAAGTTTTACAGGAGCAGACTATACAAGAGGAGTTCGATGAAGAAATATTTACAGAGGTCTACACCGAAGTAGTTGGAGAAGAAAATATTGAAGTACCAAAACCTAAAACTAAAACAGATGCCATTCCAAAGCAAAGCACAGAGACGGTGGATGCACAAGAATCTACCAGAGATAGCAAGTCGGTGGGAGAAAGAGACGTCAAGTCCACAGACACTACCCAGCAGGAAACAACCGAAGAAGACAACGAGGCTCGTTCTAAAAAAACAACGGAGGAGAAAATAGACTCCCTTGTTGAGAGGTTCTCACCGAAGACGGAGGAGGCACCAGCCAAGACACGTAAGCAGAAGCAGAAGACAGAACGTCAGGTCGATAACGCTAAGAAGGCATTAGCTAAGGTGGCACCTGAGGTGGAGATAGTGGTACACGAAACTGATGCTGCGTACAGGGAGGCTACGGGTGAACAAAATAGAAACCAGTCTACTAACGGAGCGTACAATCCCCAAACAAAGGTTATTAACATAAACCTATCTAAGTCACAGGAGAACACTGTGGCACACGAGGTGTTCCATGCACTGCTCTTGAGTAAGGGTATGACTAACGCTCAGGCACAGGCAGTAACGGAGCGTATGCTTGCCGCAGTAAGAAAGGTTGCTTCGCCTGATATGTTAGTTGAGCTAGATAAATTTGCAGCTACGTATCCACAGGGGTTATATAGTGAGGAGAGTATAGCTGAGTTGTTTGGTATACTGGCGGCAGAGTTTGATACGCTACCTAAACCTACACAGACACTGATTAAGAAGTGGCTTGACAGACTGGCTAA